TGTAGTTGCGTCCGATACGGATTCTGTGTACTTGACCTTGGCTAATCTGGTCAAACTTCAGTTTGAAGATCAATCCGATATACAGAAAATAGTTAAATGGCTTGATAAATTTTGTACGGAAGTTCTAGTACCATTTATTGATAAGTCATATGCAAACTTAACAGAACGAATGAGTGCTTATGAACAGAAAATGAGTATGAAGCGGGAATGTATTGCGAATAAGGGTCTTTGGACTGCCAAAAAGCGCTATGTACTAAATGTGTGGAACCAAGAAGGTGTTTCATACACGGAAGCTAAATTGAAGATGACAGGAATTGAAGCTGTTAAGTCTTCCACACCACAAGCATGTAGAGATAGCATTAAACACGCACTAAAACTCGTTATGAATAAGACTGAGTTGGAACTCCAGCAGTATATTATAGAGTTCAAAGACGAGTTTAAGAAACTTAAATTTGAACAAGTTGCATTCCCGAGAGGAATTTCCAACATAACTCAGTACATGTCTAAAGGTTCTGAACTCTGTATTAAAGGAACTCCTATTCATACTCGCGGTGGTATCATCTATAATGATCTTCTGAAACGACATAACTTAACATCTAAGTATGAATCTGTATCTAATGGTGATAAAGTGAAGTTCTGTTATCTCAAACATCCCAACCCAGTTCATTCACATGTTATTGCATGCCCTAATGAATTACCGCCAGAGTTTGGACTTGATGTATATATAGATTACGACACCCAGTTCCAGAAAGCTTATATTGACCCTCTATCAATTATTTTACATGCTATTGGCTGGGATACAGAGAAACGATCTACATTAGAAGGATTTTTTGGGTGACAAAACTCGATGATGATTGGAACTTTGACTTCAGTACTATCAGTGAAACTGAGTTCAAAGAGTCTCAACTTAAATCTGATGATAAAGTGGCTAGTATGTACAAGATGATAGTGCCACTAATAGATAATTTACTTAAAGATTCCGACAAGCCATATATTCATTGGCCAAATAGATCGGAAAAATTACTACAATTCAAAGAGAAACTCAACAATATACTGAATGGTGACTAATACATGTCTGAACTATTAACTAGACTTAAAAAGAATTCCACAATCAAAGAAGCCGATGTCCTATCGGAATCCAAATTTTTCAACAAGAAAGATATGATTCCAACAAAAATTCCCGGGATTAATATCGCACTATCTGGTAGCTTAAATGGTGGTTTAGTTCCTGGTCTAACAATCTGGGCAGGTCCTTCCAAACTTCTAATGGCTAAAGCTTATATGGATAAGTATCCGGATGCAGCTTTACTATTCTATGATTCAGAATTTGGTACACCTCAGTCATACTTCGATTCATTTGGCATTGATACTAAGAGAGTACTTCATGTACCGCTTACAGATATTGAACAACTCAAATTCGATGTCATGCAACAACTTGGAGAAATCAAGCGCGGTGATCATGTAATCATTGTCATTGATTCGGCGGGCAACTTGGCCAGCAAAAAGGAAGTCGAAGATGCGTTGAAACAAAGCTCAGCGGCGGATATGACGAGAGCCAAACAGCTCAAATCCCTATTCAGGATGGTGACACCGCATCTTAATATTAAAGATATTCCCATGATTGTTGTCAATCATGTCTATATGGAACAGGGTATGTTTCCAAAGGCAATCGTCAGTGGTGGTTGTGTTCTGGCTGGGACAGAAATTCAAACTCCAAACGGATTAAAGAAGATTGAAGACTTTAAAGTTGGTGATGAAATCCTGACTATGAGTGGAATCCAGCAAGTAACACACATTTGGGATCCTGAAACATTAGAAGAAGGAAATCCGGAGTGTTATGAAATTGAATTTGAAGATGGACATAAAATAGTTTGTTCTGATAAACATAAATTCCTAATTGATGGACTTTGGGTTGAAGCAAAAGATCTAATTGAAGGTGTTGTCTGTACTGTATTGGAAACTGAGTACTAATTTCTGTACTTAAATAAGGATTAGTTAATGAAGATTAAATCAATTACAGCCGTGGGAAGAAAACCAGTACACGATCTTTCTGTTTCAGAAGTCGAACATTATGTTCTTAAGAATGGCGTAGTAACTCATAACACGGGGATTTACTATAGCGCTGATAATATCTTCATTATCGGCAGACAACAAGAAAAGGTTGGCACCGAAATTATGGGATATAATTTCATTATCAATGTAGAAAAGTCTCGGTTTGTCAAGGAAAAAAGTAAAATTCCGGTTGAAGTGACTTGGGAAAACGGAATTTCAAAGTGGGGCGGTCTCTTAGATCTAGCATTAGAATCAGGGCATGTCATTAAGCCTAAAAATGGATGGTATCAAAAAGTAGATATGGAAACTGGAGAAGTATTTGAAAAGAGTTACAGAGAAAAGAATACTTACTCTAAAGACTTCTGGGAACCAATTCTAAGTTCACCATCATTCAATGAATTTATTGAAAAGAAATATATGGCTGCTTCCGACTCTATCATGAAAGAGGAAGATACAGATGAAGTATTTGATGAATTAGATGAGGAATGATATTTACTAAGTTCGGACACCTGATAATCTATACATAGGAGGCTGAATGAAGTTAGAACATGTTATATTTTCCAACCTACTCACTAATGAAGACTATGCTAGGAAGGTAATTCCACATTTAAGAACGGAATACTTCCAAGATTATATTGATGGAAAAATCTATAATCTCATAGATAGTTATTTGGATGCATACAATAGTCTACCGTCTAAGGAAGCATTGCTGATTGATCTTAGCAATGCTTCCGGTTTTAATGAAGAACAATTCAAAGAAGCTGAGCAGGTATTAAAGAATCTAAGTAAAGAGCCAACAAAAGATAAAGAATGGCTCACAGAACAGACTGAAAAGTTTTGCCAAGACAAAGCCATCTATAATGCAATTCGAGCATCGATTCAAATTTTGGATGCTAAAGATTCGGAATTAGGTAAAGGTTCAATTCCGAATCTATTATCTGATGCTTTGAGTATTTCGTTCGATAATAGTATCGGACATTCATATACTGATGATGGTGAAGCGCGATATGAATTCTATCATAGAGTAGACGAAAGAGTCCCATTTGATCTTGAGTATCTAAATAAAATCACTAAGGGTGGTTTACCTAAAAAGACTTTGACCATCTTACTCGGTGGTACCGGCGCAGGTAAGTCTCTTGTTATGTGCCATATGGCATCTGCTAATTTGCTCATGGGCAAAAATGTCCTGTATATTACCAAAGAATTAGCTGAAGAACGAATTGCTGAGCGTATTGATGCTAACTTGATGAATACTCCTTTGGACGAATTAGCAACTCTTCCAAAAGATACGTTCATGAAACGACTTAATCGAATCAAAGAGAAAACTCCAGGTAAACTCATCATCAAGGAGTATCCCACTTCTAGTGCCGGTGCTGCCAATTTCAGACACCTGCTTAATGAATTGAGAATCAAAAAGAACTTCATACCAGACATTATTTATGTCGACTACATGAATATTTGTATTTCATCCCGTCTTAAGGGTGCTAATGTAAATAGCTACATGTATGTGAAAGCTATTGCTGAAGAACTTAGAGGTTTGGCAGTCGAATTTAATGTCCCGTTGGTCACCGCAACTCAAGTAAATAGATGTTTAGCATTAGACACAAAAGTTGAACATAAATCTAGGGGCTATGTAGATATTTCATCACTTAAAGTAGGTGATGAAATACTGTCATCAGATGATAACTATGTTACAGTAAAACACATCTACCCCATTGCCAAACAAAAAACCTTCAGAGTAAAACTGAAAAGTGGATTGTCGGTAATTTGTTCTCAAAATCACATATTCCCAACAGTAAATGGGTTATCATCTATAGATAGCGGTCTTAAACCTGGAGATAAGTTATTTGCTAAATCTATGCGAAACGAAATTTTTTTAGATGAAATAATTTCTATAGAAGAATGTGGTGAACTAGAAACTTTGGATATAGAAGTTTCCGGTAATAGATTATTTTATGCTAATAATATTCTGACCCATAATAGTGGCATGGATAATTCAGATTTAGATCTAACTCATACATCAGAATCTATGGGCGCACCTGCCACCGCAGATTTATTGTTGGCTATCATTGCAACAGAAGAACTTCTTGCACTAAATCAGTATTTAATAAAACAACTTAAGAATAGATTTAGTGACATTGAGAAAAACAAGAGATTCGTAATTGGTGTAGATAAATCTAAGATGAGACTATATAATGTAGAGGAAGCAGCGCAACATGATATATTAACTGAAACACCACAAGATTCAATGCAAAAACCGGATAAAAGTAAATTTCAAGATTTTAAGTGAGATGTGAAATGCTATACAAGACTGTAAAGAATGAAGATTCATATGAAGTTCTCGAGACACAAACTTATCACGTAGTAGCTAAGGGTTTACACGAACACGAGGCAAAGAAACTGTGCAAGAATCTAAACTATGGTGGTGGATTTGATGGATTCACTCCAGATTTTTTTATGCAAGATTTTAAGGTAGATATGACAAATGCTAATTGAACCAAGATATACAGTAGGCGATGTAGTAACAATTAAGCTAGTTGGTGGTGATGAAGTAATTGGCCGATGTTCTAGTGATGACGGTGCAGGTATTGAACTTAATAAGCCACTCCTGGTTGTTATGGGCCAGCAAGGTTTCGGTCTTATGCCATACGTGCTGACTACTAACCCTGATGCAAAGATTTTGTTTGCTCTGACTCACGTAATTGCAGCACATAAAACTCTAGATCAGGTCGCTAAGGAATATGTCAAGCAAACATCTGGGTTGATTACTTAGGGTTTACACATTTAAGTTATTGTGATATACTCACAATATGATACATGAAAAATATTTTGAAGTGCTCGAGCGAGTGGCAATTGATGTTCTTCCGGCAGGAAAGCAGAAATTGGCCGCTCTGCTTGTGTATCGGAATGATGTTATTGCAATTGGAACTAACAAGAACAAGACTCATCCACTTCAGAAAAAGTATTCCAAACATGACGATGCGATTTTTCTCCATGCAGAAATTGATTGTATCAAAAATGCAATCCGGAATGTTGGTGAAGATATTGTTGCTAAGAGTACTATGTATGTACTCCGTGTCAAGAAACCAGCACCTAGAGTTCCTATCATGATTCGTGGTATGGCTAAGCCGTGTTGTGGGTGTTTTGAAGCAATTAAAGATTACGGAATTCAATCGGTATATTATACTACCGATGATGGATATGAACTGATGGAGATTTAATTATGAAGGTTCATGCAGCGACATATTTGGCAAGTAGAACCTTCTGCGGACGAAAATTAAATTGGATCCGTGAGCATGAAGGTGTTCCGAGAATTCCATCACATAATGGTCGTCAAATTTCTATCACCCGCCACATAAGTGAGCTTACTTGTAATTCATGTCTTAGGTGTTCAGAATGATCAAAGTTTATACTAATATTGTAGAAGATAACAAATTTGTATTCAAATATTTTGATTCAGATGATATAGATTATATTCTTATCGGCGATGATTGGTATGAAGTAGATAATCTTTGCACCAAATTACAATACTTTGGAAATAATGATATTAGACGAATTGGTTCATACTATTGTACGGTGGTTTATCATTAATGAACATTTTCTTCTTAGATCGCTCCCCTCAACTTAGTGCTGTTTATATGACTGATAAGCATGTAGTCAAGATGATTGTTGAGACTGCACAGATTTTATCTACTGCACATCGAGTGTTGGATGGTCATGAACAAATTTCTAAAACTTCCGGTCGGAAACTCAAGTCTTGGCATTTGTCTGACAGCCGAGAATCTATTTTGTATAAATCTACTCATGTGAATCACCCATCTTCAGTTTGGGCTAGGCAATCTCGACACCATTATATGTGGCTATCAGATCATCTTCATGCTCTAGGTGCCGAATATACTCATAGGTATCATAAGATTCACAAAACTATGGATACAGTTGCTTATGATCTTCTGCATTCTCCAGAAAATATTTTAGATATTGAGTGGGTTGATCCACCTAATGCTATGCCCGCTGAGTATATCTTTACTGAATCTGTTGTAGAAAATTATAGATCTTATTACAAATTTGGTAAGTCACATTTGCACAAGTGGACTAATCGGGATAAACCATATTGGTTGGATTAAATCTCGAATTTATTCAAAATGCATCTAGAATAACTTCATTCAATTTTACTATACAGAATTTCCAATCTCTTGATTACAAGAGAGAAATTCGATATTTGTTTGGGAAGAATTTTTTTCCAGACTTTGATTTATCAAAGACTATATCTAATGTCCGAAAAGATTGTGTCAACAATCTAATATCAGAACTTAAGAGTCTAGATTTTCACTTATTTGACAAGATGCATACATATAATCTTAATGGAATTGGCCCAGGGGAAATTACACTATTTTTTCTCGTTGATGATGTTTTCATTAAAGGCGGAACATCTGCTGGAGTTGACATAGTATCCAATGATGTTAAATATGAAGTAAAGGCCGCTAAAATCTCTAGGGATAATGTAGCGTATGATTTCAAGTTGGGTGGCACATTTTCTCTAGGTTCTATTATTTATGAATTAGATCAACTTAGGAAGAACTGTGGATTACCTGGATCTGAAGCATCAATACCGGGCAATGTCATCTCAGAAATGAGATTAAACTATTCTGATGAGTTTAAACCGATTGAACTCAATTATGCTAAATTGGCTTATAAGAACTATTTCAAGTCACATGATGTTATCTTTATGAATCACAATACTTGTAAAGCCTCATATGGCCGAATTGAAGCTATCAAAAGAGTCAAATCTAAAGATATTAAGATTGAACGTGTTACTAGTGGAACTATCAAACCAAAGGTGAAGTTATAATGGCAGCAGCAAATAGTGGTTCAGTCGGTAGAGGTAAGACTATGACTTCTAATCGTGTAGGAATTCCCCATCTATATTCTATGAAGACTCCTAAGGGTTCATGGACTCCAAGTCTAAACTATATGCAGTTCAGTTGGATGGTAGCTTCTGATGAGTTTCGAGTAGATACTGTAACCGAAAAGACTGATGGAATTTTCCTAGAAATGGGTGTCGATCAAAAGGGATTTTATACTCGTCATACTGGATCTGGTCTCAATAAAGCCTATTCAGTTGGTGACCACTCGAATTTGGCTAAGATTAAAGGCCGCGACAATAGTGTATTTTATGCACTATTTGATGAGCTTCATGGTCAACTACAAGCAATGGATACTCTACAAGATTATTTACACCATAGTTATGAATATGTCGACATTGATCACACAAGTCCGTCATTTTCTATTACTGGTGAAATATTCTTCATTCCCATGGCAAAAGAGATTAATCAGAATAAAGTGAAATTTGTTCACACTTGGTACAATTGGGATTCTCTTGGGACTCTAGGATCATTCGTAATTCATTCACAAAATAACCCTCATATCTTTATTGATGGTTTCAAGATGTTTGGTTCAGACAAGCTCAAGTTGGATTGTGACCGAACAGATCAGAAGAAGTTTACAGTAGATGTTTCTGATCTTCGGATACTGTTTAATGAATTAGATTTCAGACTACTTAATGACCGAACCACTCCGACTAATAAAGTATATAAAGAAACAGAATTTATCAAATTCAATCAGATCAAGTACACTCTCAGTGAACGGATCAAGAATATGCTCACTGTATCTAATAAGTGGGGTGATACTGAAGGTCACATTATTCACCACAATAACAATCATGTACCTAAATTCAAGATTGTAAGTGATAAGTTTAGTTCTTCCAAGGGATATACTCATGGGTGGTAATGTAAAGATTGGATCATATAGAGCCGATAGAATTGAGTTTACTAAGGAGTCTCTAGGTGCTTTAAAGAATAGTATCTATGACATGCTATGTGATCTAGAGTTTGACTACGATGCATCTGAATTGCTATACCATCCAGATTTTATCCCGTTCAGTGGATCTTCCAAATATCTAATGGAAGATCCACTAATATATCAGTACAAGACTTCGGTTGGTGACATTGACATTCAAATTCATGAATCTAAGCGTGATAAACTTCAAGTTTTATTAGAACCAGGTAAAGTTTATGGGACATATGAAGTAGTAGGAACTAAAGCTCATGGCAATGAACTTAGTGCACTAATGCGAACTGGAACTAAGATTCACCAGTTTGATTTTCAATTTTCAGCTTACCCTGGGACAGTACACGAGATGTTTCTTCATTCTTCACCATTAGAAGATCTTAAACTTGGAATCTCTGGTGTGTATCATAAATTGATGATAAATGCGCTTGGGCTTGACAAATACAAGTTCTCTATTACTCATGGATTACGGCTGAGAGAAGGTAATGAAAATTGTGCTAAATCAGTAATGTGCTACTATTTTAGTCTCTTTCCAGAAGGTGCTCAAAAAGATTGGATGAAACTTGAATCACTTGTCGGTTGCATTGAACTCATTAATATGTACCGTCGGAATGATAAATCAAAAATCTTTTACAAATTCATAGAGTCTGTAGACAAAGCTTGGAATGTCGAACTTATTCCTGAAGTGAAAGCGCTTCTTGTCTAAAATAGTATCTGTTGTTCCGCTTATGGCGATGTATCCTGTATCTCATATGGGATACAAGTGGGATATTTGTACTACATTACTGAAGCTTCCAGGAAGAAAACTTGTAGGGATTTCTGACACACCAAATTGTTTTACTCATAAAGAACGGTTGGATATACTAAAAACTCAATGGGATACTGATCTTGTTGAGTTTTTATTTGTAAAATCTGCGGGTGAAACAATTACTGAATCACATTCAGAAGATACTCACCTAAATCTCCTGGTGGGCAAAGACAGAGAAAAGTTTGGTTACAATCTCAAATTAGCATTAGAAACAAATCGGATTAAGGAGATGTATGGCAGGAAATTCGAATCAATTTCTGTTTATACTCCGGAAACTACCAGAGATCATGGGTTATCCGGCACCCGTATGCGCCAAGCTGCACATGATCTAGATGCCGAAACTTTTACAGAACATTTAGGTCCTGCATATACTCCTGAACTATTGGAGAGAATACACACTAATATTGTCAATAAAAATCTAAAACTCCGAAGATAATACTTATATAAATACATATACGGTCAGGCTACGGCAAACCCGTTTTGAATAGGTAAGTCTACGGAAAACCCTAATGGATACGAAATAACTCGACTTTCTTCTCCCAAGCTAAATATAGTCGGAGAAACGGAATAGTTGTAGTTCTGACCATAAAGTTTTTACTTAGTCTCCTACTCAAATGAGTAGTGAGGCTTTTTTAGTTTTAGAGGAAGTATAATGGATTCTGAAGATCTTGATGAAACAGTTTTAGATGTATCCCAACGAATCAAGCGCGGCAATATTATGCGGCGGAATTCAAGAAAATTGCAGAGAGCTAAAGAAATTGCTCAAAAGAAAACAGCACCTAAAGAACGTCTAATGAAGCGAGCATATGCTCAAGCTAGACAGATGGTGCGCAAACGATTTGCTGGCCCGCATGGTGCTGATTACGAAAATCTTAGCACGTCGGAAAAGATTGCTGTCGATAGAACTATTGACAATAAACAAAAATTAATCAAGAAATTAGCACTAAGATTGATGCCTAGAATTAGACAAGCTGAACAAAAACGTCTTCAGTCATTCTATGCTGGATCAAAATTACAGAATCACGGTGCAACAGAAAGCGGAGGTAAAACTGCTACTATGACTGAATCTTTAAATGAAACCTTTGCAGAAGCATTTGGTTCCAAGACTTCTAAAAAGCAGAATCTAATCAAGATTCTTAATAGATTAGATGATAAAACTACTACATCACTCTCCAAGAAATCGGAAAAGAGTGGAGTTTGTATGGAAAATTTAGCAGAGGTATTTACTCGCGGACTTGATAGTTGGAATGAAGATACCAATTTGACTCCACGACAATATGCGTTTGCTAGAGTCAATTCATTTATTAACATGGGAACTACTTATTTTACTGAAGATTCAGATCTAGTAGAATCTATTGATCATAAGAAACTCAAGAAGGGTCAAGAAGTATTTCTAAAAGTTCAGAATAAACCAAGTTCACCTTCAAGTGGAAGAGTCCATTCAGTAACTGATTCACACATTTTATTGAAAACTTCAACTGGACCTAGATTATATAAAGTACCACATGCTAATGCTACTATAGACTATAAAGAAAGTTGGTTAGCTAATGGCAGAGGTTACAGAGAAAAGTTAAGCGAAGGTTACAAGATCCGAAGTAAAGGGTTTGAACACGTAGAAGTAGTACATAATGGTAAAACTGTGGCTAAGTTCAAAGACCCACATTCTGCTAGACTGCACATTGCCAAATTGACAAAACAAGTAACTGAATCAAAAAATACACCATATGTGCGCCCTCACATTGAAGATGGTAAGACTGAACAATCGGCTTGGAAAGCATCCAATAAACACGGCAGAGTGAAGTATTTTAGAATCCAATCTAAAGATGCTGCTCTGAAACACGCCGGGTTAACTGAAGAAACACTGGATGAAGCATTTTCTAAAAAGATTAAAGATCATCTAGTCCCAAGAGGTGCTGAAGCTAAGCACCCACTAGACCCTCAATCGAAACTGGCCAAGCATCATGAAATCAAAAAGAAAATCATTGATGAATCGGAAGATTTAGATGAAATTTCTCTTGCTATGACCAAACGGTATGTTGATAGAGGTTCTGAATCTGCCGATAATCTTTTGAAAAAAACAATCAAGGGGCATGAACTTGCCGACAAATTTCGATCAAAGGGAGATTGGGCTTCTAAGAGTTCAGCAGTTAAATCTACACTAGATGCTGAAAAATCTGGTAAGAAGTTTGATCGGCGCATGAAGTTTTTGGATAAAGCATCTGATAAACTTAATGAAGCAAGAACTACATTTAGAGGCTTACATAAACCTATCAAAGATCACCCACATCAAGATTTCCTTGATAAAGCCGAATCCATAATGAAAGATGAATCACACCTAAAGTCTAGTGATAAAATTACACAAAATCCTGTAGGTCACACTTCTCATGAATGGATTCAATCCACAGGTAAAAAATCTGAAAAATCTCATAATATACAACGTAATGTATCTCATGCAGGACGAATTATGACTGGACCTGATACTAATCTTCCAGAAAAATATGATAATCAGAAAATAGATAAAATTAAATCTTTGGCTAAGAAACATGGATTTGTTGAGACAGAACACAGCCACATTCTTAAACACCCTGATACAAATGCAACCCTTAATTTACACAGACATCACAAAGGTTGGAATGCAAATGATAGATTTGGGCAATTCCATCTTAGAACACCATATAGTCACTTCGAGAAAGATAAATCTCCCATAAAGGAAGAAGTTAAAACTTCAGATAAAGAACCTGTAGTTGTTCCAGCTCATAAAGATGCTTATGATAATACTATTCCTGCTAAGACCATTCTAAGAAAAACCGCCAGAAAGATTATCAAGTCTGGTAATGTACATAATGGAGAGTCCACATGATAGTTGATGATCTCAAATTATTACTCGCTGATATGTTTGCATTCCGACTAAAAGCACAAACATATCATTGGAATGTAGAAGGTCCGGATTTCATGCAGTATCATGATCTATTTGGATCTCTTTATACTCAAGCTGATTCTAATTTGGATACTATTGCTGAACACATTAGAGCACTAGATTCTTATGTCATAGGTTCATTCAAGAGACTATCTGAACTAGCTAAGATTCAGGACGAAGAAACTATACCATCGGCATTAGAAATGGTATCAAGACTGTCTAGAGATAACCAGATTCTACATTCTGACATGTTAAATACTAGAGAACAAGCGGAAGTAGCAAACCAATTTGGAGTAGTTAATTTTCTGGAAGGGCTTATTGACGAGAATGAAAAGACTCAATGGAAACTGAAGTCAATAGTTAAAAATAGTAAGTAATAAATAAATAATATAAAGCTTTGGAGAAGAATATGTACATTAAGAACGAGATTAGAGATACTACCAAGAGTCTTCTAGATGCAATCAGAAAAGTTCATACTGGTGAATCAGTCAATGAAGAGAATCTGGATGAGCTTTCAAAAGATACTCTAAAATCATATAGCAAGAAAGCACTTAAATCTGCTGATAAGCTTTGGGATAAAGCTGATAAAGAAGAAGATAAGTCTATGGCGACTGACGGTAACAAATACCCAGAGAAGCAAAAGCGGCACATGGATAATGCTTCTAAGCTTATCAATAAGTGGAGAAATAGAGATTCTGGTAAAATCAAAGAAGATTTTACTGAAGAAGAACTTAACTTAATTGAATCTGTTCTTGGTGAAGAAACTGATAAAGATTTAGCTAGACAGTATAAAGACAATGAAGATTCGAATCTTCATTCGGAAAATATTGTTCTTGTGGCCAAACATTTCGGTACAAAAATGCACCACTTTAGAGCAAAAAATTTACTACATAGTCATAAAAAATTGGGTTATCTTTCTCCAGCTTTATCTAATAAACGAACTGGGCTTCACTCAGAAATTAGTAAGCACTCGGGTGATAAACTTAAAAATTTCTACCATCAAGTTAAAAGTTTGAGGGAATCTGTAGAACTAGATGAAGCTCGTGGTAGACCACCCAAAGAAGGTTCAGCTGCTTGGAAAGCCAGACAATCAAGTACAACGGCATCCGAACCGCGCCAACACATCATCCAGCAACTACAGAGGGCTAAACTTTCTATGGATGGCGGATCTAAGATCAAATTTCATGACGGATCCGAACACCATGTAAGCGGCAATCATGCATCCAAGATTCTTGACAAATTCGAAGGTCTGAAACCATTTGAAAAAATGGCTTTCCAGAAGAAGGTTGGTCATTCCCATGACAATCTTAAATCCGAACTATAATATAAATAAACACAAAGGAGTTAAAAATGTCACAATGGGGAAAATCTGATGCTGCAACCAACTCAGTTTCGTGGGCTACAGCACTTGTAAATCTTCCAGCCAATTCTGCTAATAAAGCTGCACTATTTGGAAATACCACTCAAGGTGCTTTCCTGAACAATGGTGTAGCTTCCAA